CAAAAATTTCTCCTTCAAAGAAATGACCTTTTCAGATACAGCCATTAGAAAAAATATAGACAACACTCCTGGTTTAGAAGAAGCAATAAATCTTACAAATGTATGCAATAACATTTTGCAACCTGTCAGAGATCATTTTGGAAAATCTGTGAGAATTAATTCTGGATATAGATCAGTTAAATTGTGTTTAGCAGTAGGAAGTTCCGCAAAATCTCAACATGCAAAAGGCCAGGCCGCAGATTTTGAAATTAATGGACTGTCTAATTATGACCTAGCAACATGGTGTTATAATAATCTTGATTATGATCAGCTTATTTTAGAATATTTTGATCCAAAAGGTGATCCCAATAGTGGTTGGGTTCATTGTTCTTATAAACAAGATGGAACAAATCGTAAAAGTTCTATAATAATTAATAAAAACACAAAAGGAAAATATTTACCCTGGAAGCCATAAAAACTTTATTATAAAATTTGATGTATGACCTTTTATACAAATGTTCAAAATTGGGGCGGCAAAATCTATTATAGGGGAATAGACTCCGCTGGCAATCACTTTAAAGAAAAATTAGATTATAATCCAACCCTATTCATTAACTCACCAAAGCCCACAGAATATAAAACTCTTGAAGGAAAATATCTTGCTCCTGTTGAATGCGGCAATATTAGAGAAACTAGAGATTTTATAAAAAAATACGATGGTATTGATAATTTTCAAATTTATGGAAATACTAATTATCACTATACTTTTATTGCAGATAATTTTCCCGACCAAATTACATATGATTTAAGTAAAATAATAACTGCTAATATTGATATAGAAACTGGTTCAGAAAACGGTTTTCCTAATCCTGAAACTGCACCAGAACCGGTTACTGCAATTACTGTTTCAATCAATAATACATATTATGTTTTCGGTTGCGGTTCTTATGAAAAACATAGAAATGATATTGTATATTTTAAATGTGACAACGAATTACATTTACTTCAAGAATTTCTTTCATTTTGGACCAAACAAGATATAGATGTTGTTACAGGTTGGAATATTAAGTTTTTTGATATACCATATCTTGTGAATAGAATAAATTTGTTATTTGAAGAGTCTCTTTCTGCTGATTTATCACCATGGCGGTTTGTAAGTGAAAGAACTATAATGGCTTTTGGGGGATCAAAACAGCAACAAGCATATGAAATTATGGGCGTTGCGACTCTTGATTACATTGATCTTTATAAAAAATTTACTTATAAGAATCAAGAATCTTATGCCTTAAATCATATTGCTCATGTTGAATTGAATGAGAGAAAATTAGACTATTCTGAATATGGTTCTTTACATAATCTTTGGAAAGAAGATCATCAAAAATTTATAGAATATAACGTAAAAGATGTAGAACTTATAAATCGATTAGAAGATAAAATGAAACTAATCGAGATGGCGATTGTATTATCATATGATGCTAAAGTTAATTATACAGATGTATATACACAGGTTAGAATGTGGGATACTCTGATTTATAATGAATTAAGAAGCAAAGGCATACAGCTTCCTCCTAAAAAGAATACAATAAAAGATAGACCCTATGAAGGTGCCTTTGTGAAGGAGCCTATTCCAGGAATGTATGAATGGGTTGCCAGTTTTGATTTGGATAGTCTATATCCACATTTAATCATGCAATATAATATTTCTCCAGAAACACTACTTACAGACTTTCCTCAAAAATCTCTATCAGTTGATAAACTTTTAGATCAAGAAATCATTACCGATTATGCTAAAACTGAGGATATCTGTATAGGCGCTAATGGGTTTCATTTTACGAATGACTTTCAAGGATTTTTACCAGAAATGATGGAGAGAATGTATGCAGAAAGGAAGAAATTTAAAAAAGACATGCTTAAATCAGAACAATTATTAGAACAAGAAACAGATGGCATGGATCGGTTGCGCCTTGTTAAAGAAGTTTCAAGATTGAATAATATGCAGATGGCAAGAAAGATACAACTTAATTCTGCTTATGGTGCTTTAGGTAATCAATATTTTAGATTTTATGATGAAAGAAATGCAACGGCTATTACAACTGGTGGTCAACTTTCTATTAGATGGGTTGAAAAAAGTGTAAATATCTATTTAAATAAACTTTTAAAAACAGTTGATAAAGATTATATTATAGCCGCTGATACTGATTCGATTTATATTTGTTTAGATAAATTGGTTAAATCTGTTTTTACTGATACAAGCGATAAAGAAAAAATCATTAAATTTTTAGATAAAGTATGCCAGACAAAACTGCAAGACTGTATAAATGATTCATTTGCTAAATTGCATGAATATATGAATTCATTTGAACAAAAAATGAATATGTCTAGAGAGGTTCTTGCTGACAAAGCAATTTGGACTGGTAAGAAACATTATATTATGAATGTTCATAATAGTGAAGGTGTACAATATGCAAAGCCCAAATTAAAAGTAATGGGTTTAGAATCAGTTAAATCTTCAACTCCTGCTGTGTGTAGAGAAAAACTTCATGATTCATTTAAGATATTGATAGAGGGAACTGAAGAAGAAATGATTAATTTTATTGAAACATTTAAAGAATCTTTTCAAGCACTTCCTCCAGAAGATATTGCATTTCCGAGGTCCGTTAATGGAATTGGGAAATATAGTGATAGTGTGCTTTTATATAAAAAGGGTACGCCTATACATGTAAAGGGGACTATTATACATAATAAGTTATTGAAAGATCACAAACTTACAAAAAAATATCAAATCATTCAAGAGGGTGAAAAGATTAAATTTTCATATCTTAAAGAACCAAACCCTGTAGGGGATACTGTAATTAGTATGGGAACAGTATTGCCCGCAGAATTTGGATTACATGAATATATAAATTATAAAATGCAATTTGAAAAATCTTTTTTAGAACCATTAAAAACTATATTAAACTGTGTTGGATGGGACTATGAAAAGAGAAGTACACTTGAAAATTTTTTTATTTAAGGAGATATAATGAGTTTTTTGAAAGAAATAATTAAGGAGATAGGCAATGAATATGCTGGATTGGTTTCTGACGGTGTTGAGGCAGGGGATGTCGAATCTTTCATTGATACTGGCAGTTATGCTTTTAATGCTTTACTTAGTGGGTCCATATATGGAGGCTTGGCCTCAAACAAAATTACAGCATTTGCTGGAGAAAGTGCAACTGGGAAAACATTCTTTGTACTGGGTATTGTCAAACAGTTTTTGGAGGACAATCCTACTGGCGGTGTTCTTTATTTTGAGTCTGAATCTGCTATAACTAAACAGATGATTGAACAACGAGAAATAGACACTTCTCGCATGGTTATGTTACCAGTTGCTACAATTCAAGAGTTTGCACATCAAGTTACAAAGGTTCTTGATAAACATCTTGCTAGTGAAGATAGAGTGCCTTTGATGATATGTCTTGATAGTCTTGGTATGTTATCTACTTCGAAAGAAGTGGGTGATATTACTGATGGTAAAGAGACAAAAGATATGACAAGAGCCGCACTTGTAAAGGGAACCTTTAGAGTGTTAACGCTCAAAGCAAGTAAAGCAAAAGTCCCTGTATTGATTACAAATCATACATATAGCCAAATCGGTGTGATGTTTCCGCAACAAATTATGGGTGGCGGTACTGGTCTTTATTATGCTTCAAGCAATATTGTATTTCTTTCAAAAAGAAAAGAAAAAGAGGGAACTGAAGTAATAGGTAATATCATACATTGTAAAAATCATAAGTCTAGACTGACAGTAGAAAATAAAATGGTTGATGCATTAGTGACTTATAATAAAGGATTAGATCGTTGGCATGGTATGTTAGAACTTGCTGAAGAAGCTGGTATTTTTACCAAAGTATCAACGAGATATGAACTTCCAGATGGTACAAAATTATTTGGTAAGGCAATTATGCAAAATCCCGAAAAACATTTTACTGAAGAAATAATGTTAAAAATAGACAAATATTGTCAAGAGAAATTTTTATATGGAACAACAAAAACAGAAACCAGCAATGAAGAAGTGGTACAAAATGGTGAAGAATCCTCAGAATGAAGAGGATGATAAATTTGCTTTTTGCATTACCAAAGGAAAATTTAAAGAAGTAATTTATAAGTATAATCGATTCGGTTTAATAGACCCAGAGAAAGATGCTGAAGAGTTGAAATATCGGTTCGAATATGATATACTAGAAATACCTGAAGATATTAGAAAAAAATCATATGCTGATACTGAAGGTGTAGAATTTGAAAAATTAATAGGTGAAATTTTAATAGAAGTAATTCAAGAAAATATAGATTTAGATACACATGAAAACGATAAGGATCGAGGACACAATATTGAAGAACCTGATATTCAATGATGAATATACCAGGAAATCTTTACCCTATATAAAAACAGAATATTTTTCAGATCATGATGATCGATTTCTTTTTGAAGAAATAGAAAATTATGTAAACAAGTTTAATGTTCTCCCAACCAAAGAAGCATTAATTATAGAAGTCGGAAATAATACAAAACTTTCTGAAGATCAATTTAATAATGTTTCTACAAAAGTTACAGAATATTTCGGTAGTAAAGAAGACTCAGAAATCGACTGGTTGCTTGAAACTACTGAAAAATTTTGTCAAGATAAGGCAATTTATAATGCAGTACTTGAATCGATTGGTATCATCGATAATCAAAAAGATACAGAAAAAGACAAAGGGGCTATCCCACAAATTTTATCTGATGCTCTTGCGATTTGTTTTGATCCTAATATTGGCCATGACTATATTGAAGACTCGGATGAACGATTTGAAAGTTATCATAGGGTTGAAGAAAAAGTAGCTTTTGATTTAGATTATTTCAATAAAATAACTAATGGAGGTTTATCTAAAAAAACTTTGAATATTACTCTTGCTGGTGTAGGTGTAGGAAAATCGTTATTCATGTGTCATCAAGCGGCCGCTTCAATATCTAAAGGTTTAAATGTTTTATATATTACTCTTGAAATGGCAGAAGAAAAAATTGCAGAAAGAATTGATGCGAATTTAATGAATATTACGATAGATGATTTACATGATATTCCTAAAGATGTATTTGATAAAAAAATGAATAGGATTAAAAAGACAACAGCCGGCAGATTGATTGTCAAAGAATACCCACCCGCTTCTGCGAATGTAAACCATTTTAAAAATTTATTGAATGAATTAAAATTAAAAAGAAAATTTGTTCCTGAGATTATATTTGTAGATTATTTAAATATTATGTCCTCAGCAAGAATGAAGTATGGTAATTCTGTAAATTCGTATAATTATGTTAAATCGATAGCAGAGGAACTTCGTGGTCTTGCAGTTGAAAATAATCTTCCTATTTGTTCCGCCACACAAACAACTAGATCGGGATTTACAGATACAGATTTTGGTCTTGAAGATACTTCTGAATCATTTGGGTTACCAGCAACTGCGGATTTTATGTTTGCTTTGATTAGTACCGAAGAATTGGAAGAACTCGATCAAATTTTAATTAAACAGTTGAAAAATCGTTATAGTGACCCTGGCAGACATAAAAGATTTGTGATTGGAATTGATAGAGCAAAAATGAAATTATATGATCTTGAGGAATCTGCTCAAAGTGATCTTGTTTCAAGAAATGCACCAAAGAAAAAGAAAGAACCTTGGGTTAAAAAAGATGATGATCCCCCAGTATTTGATGTTGAAATAAACGATAGAAAAAAGAAAAAAAAGAAAGATTTTTCGGAATTTACCTTTAATTAGCTTGACTCTCCTTCCTATATTTGAGATAATATAAGTGAAGGTTGGAAATTCCTCTTGCCTGTTATCCCCACCCCAAAAGAGATTAATTATGTATAGATTTATGTTGATAATATTGTCATTCATAGTAGTAATGTTTTCAAGTTCCTGCGCCCCTTATCCAGTTGTGGCGACAACTCCTGTTAATAAAATTAGTGAAAAAGTGGGACTGCCATTTGGTACTGTCATAACTCTTGGCGGTAAAAAAATGGTTGTAATTAGTCAAGAAAATGAAGAAGTAAGATTACAACTTTTCAAACCTGTAATTGTAAAAGCAGTAATTCCTAAGGTAAAGGTTACTGAAATTATTTCTGATCTTCCAAAGCCAGAATGGGAGAGTAAAACAGTTATTACAGAAGGCGTAAAAAATGTTCAAAAGTGTCTTAATCCAAGTGGATGTCCTCAAGACACCAAAACAGGTGAATGTCTTGAAGGGTGTGCTGAACAAAAAGTACATGTTGAAATGAGAGAAACAATCATTGAGGATCCGACAAATGTAAATACTGCAGAATATATGGTTAAACATGATTTGGCTCTAAAGTTATTATTGAGTAGAGATCCTTTCGGTGTCTGGAAATCAACGTACCATGAACACTATGGAAAACTCACCTGGTTGTGTATAGTCTCAAATAAAGGGGCGCATTCTGGCGATGAGTTATTCCACCTAGTAAAACTTATTGTTTCCTTTCCAGGACTTGTGGATGCATGTGATAGAGATTTTGGCACATGGAGAGATAAACCATGGAAAAATGAACGATTCCTCTCCTCCCTTTAAGCAATCCTCGTTTAGATAATATTATAAATAGTTATGACTATTTATGTTTATATTAGTGCTTTAGAGGGAAATGATAACATTTAAAGATTTTTTGGTAGAATCCCAAGGTGCTAATAAGCATCTTGAGCATATAGAAGATGAAGTTTTAAACAGCGGTTTTGATGGCGTGAAAAAAGCAATCACCTATTTAAGCTCATTAGGATCAACGTTAAAGGGCTCCTCTTCTAAGAAAATTAAAATAACAACCAAATGGGATGGAGCGCCAGCAATTGTGGCGGGAATAGATCCTGAATCTGGAAACTTTTTTGTAGCAACTAAGCATGGTGCATTTGCAAAAGTACCTAAATTAAATTTTTCAGATGAAGATGTCGATAATCACCATGAAGGTAGCTTACGTATTGACTTAAAAGAGTCTTTGAAATATCTTAAAGATATTGGAATGGACGGTGTTTATCAAGGAGATTTATTATATAGTCTTGCAAAACCCAAAACGTTACATAATATAGATGGTGAATCGCACATTATTTTTACACCAAATGTTATAACATATGCAATTAAATTAAGAAGTGAATTAGGAAAAAAGATAAATGCTTCAAACTTGGGTATTGTTTGGCATACAAAATATACTGGTGAAAAAGTAAATCAGATGAATGCTTCATTTGATGTAAATGTTAATAACTTTACACAAACATCAGATGTATGGTTTAAAGATGCTGAATATGAAAAAATGGACGGAATAGCATCTTTTACTCAAGAAGAAACTGAAAAATATTTTAATGTGCTTTCGGTGGCTGGCAGATTATTTAGAAATCTTAATAAAAAACTGCTAGACGGTATAAAAGATGATAAATACTTAAACACACAGATTAAGGCGTTTGCTAATTTTAAAATAAGAGAAGGCAAACCAATCGGAAATGTTAATAGTCATGTCGTTGGTTTGATTAGATATTTACAAAATAAATTAGATAAAGAGGTTGATAAATTAAAGTCGGTAAGAGGTAAAGAAAATAGGCGTAAAAAAAATGAAGACATTTTAAAATTTTTTACTGAGAACAAACCTGCTTTGAAAAACATGTTTCAAATGCAAAATGTTCTTATAGCCGCTAAGATGATAATAATTAAAAAATTACAAGATATTCAGCCCATGACAAAAACATTTATACAAACTGATAGAGGTTTTGAGATTACAAATCCAGAAGGATTTGTTGCAGTCACATTAGATGATGGAGCAGTAAAATTAGTAGATAGACTAGAGTTTTCTAGACAAAATTTCTTAGCACCAAAAACATTTGGGAGTAAAGCATAATGGAAGAATTAGAACAGGATCTTTTAGACAAATTAGGCGAATCTTATATAAAAATAGCATTGACAGAAGATGTTGATGCTCGATTAAAAAGATTAGCAAGAGAAGGTTTAATTAAAAAAGAAGAATATGCATTGTTTCTTAAAACAATGAAAGATTTGGAAGACGAGAAAAAACCAACTCCAAAACAAAGATTAATGATTATACGGATTTTTGATAAATTGCTTGCTCTCATTATGGGCGACAAAGTTGTATATCAAAAGATATTACAGACTGTTAAAAAAGGCAAAAAGGATAAATCTAAAGTAAAAGAAGAAGTATTTAGAGAAACGCATACTATATTTGTTCATGAAGGTATAGAATATTATGTGACTGCTGATAAAGAATTAATAGAAGTACCCCTTTCATTTTAATAAATACTTAAATGAAGAACTATAATAATTTTTTAGTAGAAACAAAGCAAGAAAAGACAGCAATCGCAACTTATGGTAGAATGAATCCTCCTACTATAGGTCATGTCAAACTTGCAAAAAAGATTTTATCAGAGGCAAGAAGACATAAAGCAGAACCTTATATTTGTTTGTCTCCTACTCAGAATGCTAAAAAGGATCCTTTGGGTCCAGAAAGAAAACTTTATTATGTTGAAAAAACGATAGGTCCACATATTCATATCGATATTAAAGTTTCTCTTTTTAAAGCATTATCTGATTTGTATTCTAAAGGATTTAAAAAACTTGTATTTGTTGTTGGTAGTGATAGATTAAGTAAATTTTCAAAATGGATATCACAATATAATGGAGTAGAGGGGAAATCTCATGGATTTTATGATTTTACAGACATTGATTTTGTAAGTTCAGGAGACCGTGATCCCGATGCTGAAGGTGCCGCTGGAATGTCTGCATCAAAATTAAGAGAGTTTGCAGTTTCTGGAGACCTTGATAGTTTTAAAAAAGGTACGAAATTATCTGTTAAAGACACAAAGTCTATGTATAACGAAATTAGGAAGGCTATGAAAATCGAAACTATAAAAGAAGGACACCTTCGTCCTGGAACTAAAGTAAAAGTTGCTCATCCAGCAAAAGGCAAAGGAATGGTGCCAGGAAAGATTGTTCGATACGATAAAAGTGGTCCAGGAAGTCCATTCTATGTTGTAGATATAGGCGAACTCCGATCCGAAAAAGTACCAGCACATAAAATAGAAGAAGGTAAAGAATTTCCTAAAACAAAAGCAGATAAGAAAGTACATTTGCATAAATTATTTAAAAAAATAGCAGATGTAAACAAACGAAATAAAAATAGTGGTTATAAAATAATGGATAGAACCCCTAAAGGATATGGTCCTGAAGAAGAAGCAATACCAGAAGGTACTGGATTACAAGTAAAAATGGCTTTAGATGATGCAGGATTAAAGGGAAATTTTAAAGATGGAAAAGTTAATGTTCATAAAAAACATGTAAAAAAAGCACATAAGGCTTTAAAGGGAAATGTTTATTATAAGGGAAAAACTCCTGATGTTGTAGGAGAAGATGTGATTTTAGAAAAAGATCAATTTTCATCTCAAATGATAGATAAACTGAAACAGCAATATGAGCCGTGGAGGGGAAAAAAAATTAGTTTGGGTAGAAATGTAGAATTAGAGAAAATAGTAAGACAACTTGCAAAAAATCAAGAAGCATTGGTGCAACTTGTTAAAGCAGATATTCCTTTTATTTCTATGAATGCAAGACTAATTTTGAATCAGGATCATGGTGTACCTTTGAATAAATATGAAGGAGTGGAAAATCCTTATGCTAATCTGAAAAGAGCGCCGTCTAGAGAAATGATTCATAAAACGTGGGCAAAAAAAGCACAACAAAAGAAAAAGAAAATGTTAAAGACCAGTCATCCAGGATATTCTGAAGAAATTATAATTGATGAAATGGGACATATTGTAAATATAAGTGAGGTTAAAGCACAGTTCGCTATAGAAGAAAGTTTAAAAAAGAAAGCAGAACAATCAGGAATTTCGTTTAAAATTTTAGAAAAAGTATATGATCGTGGAGTTAGTTCGTGGAAAACTGGTCATAAACCAGGAACTACTTCTCAAGAATGGGCAGAATCAAGAGTTAATTCGTTTTTAACTGGCGGAAAAACTAGATTAATTGCAGATGAAGATTTGTGGACTCAAGTTGGGTCTAAGCATAGAGTAAAGGAAGAAATGGATACAGATCATGCATTCAAAAAATGGTTAGCTCTTAATGAACTTTCTCCAGAATTATTGTCAAGGGCACAAAAGGCCGCAAGTCATGCAGGGGGTCAAGCACTCAGACAACACCACGCAGACAAATACGATACAGCGGCAGGTAAAGATGTTCTTAAAAGACAGGGACAGAGTTCTAAATTTATGAAAGGTGCTGAGAAGAAAGCCTCTATGAACGCAAAAAGACTTAAAATGATGAAAAAAGAAGAAGCAGACCTTGGAGAAGGAGATGTAGTTATAGATACTCCTCAGGGTAGATATGTAAAAAAGGGATCTGTGGCTTCTGCAAAAATTAAAGCAAGAAGATCGTTTAGAGATCAAAAAGATAAAAAAGCAGTAACCAGTAGAATTGCTACACCAATAGAAAGAAAATATCTTCAACGTAAGGATGAGGAATAAACATGGATTTTAAAACACTTCACGAAGACTGGAAAACTCTTGTACCAGGGCCCTTTACAGAGCCAGAAGATGATGCAATATATAAGGAATTTTTAAAACTAAAAGAGCAAGGTGATATTCATCATCATCATTATGCTAAAGGTGACAATCCTGATGATAAAAAGAAACGAGAAAAGGATGCTAATACAAAAGCAAAAGACGGTGAAGCAAAAGCAAGTGATGCGGGAGAAGCAAAACCAAGTGGTGAAGGTGAAGCAAAAGCAAAACCAAGTGGTGAAGGTGAAGAAAAGAAGAAATTAGATCCTGTCGGAAAAGAAGATGGAGATATCGATAACGATGGAGATAAGGATAATAGTGATAAATTTCTTGCAAAAAAGAGAAAAGCAATAGGCAAAGCAATTAAATCACAGAAAAAAACAAAAAATGAAGCTCCTATAAAATTATCAGGCGAAAAAGAAAAAGTTAAACTTCATAAAGGTGGCGGAGATGCGACAAATGAAGAAGTTGAAGACAAGAAAAAGAAAAAGAAGCCAACAATAACGATAAGAAGAGAGAAAGAGACTGCAGATTCTTGGAGAAAAGCAGGAAAGTCGCTCGGAGCTTCTGACCTCCTGATGCGGAGCTTGGGATCTGCTGGAACTGCAGTAGAAGAAGTTGAACTTGATGAAGTGGCAGTAAGAGGAAAATTACGTGATCTTTCTCAAGAATTGGCCTCCTATGCAAAAAAACATAGAGGTGATGTTGATAAAAAATATTTCGAAAAGATTGCACAAATAGCCGCGGCAGGAAAAATGCCTTCTCCTCAAGATATTGATACGGACACAGAACCACGTGATATTGTTTTGGACATGATAGCTAAATCTTTTCCTGCGGAAATAATGAAAAAGTATAAAGGAATTTCCCCTGCTCTTGATCATGCTATAAGAAAAGATCCAATGAAACAAGACAAATCACTTGAACAAAGAAGGAATAAACTCGGAGAAGCAAGTACTTACAGAGACAGAGCAAAAGATGATGAGAAGAAGAAAAAGAAACCCTTTGCTTTTGGTGGAAAAAAGAAAAGTCGTCACGGTGAGGATGGATATGTTAGGGGAGAAGAAGCAGAAGTTGAGATTGATGAAGCAAAAGAATTTTGGGCAATTATAGATAAAGCAAAAGGTGGTGAAGTAATGGCAGTATCAAGTGATGAGAAGG